CCGGGCACGGGTTATGCTCCCGCTCTGGATTTGTGTCTAAAATCCTGCATCACTAGATGCTTGACTCCCCCCCGGTTTACATCAGCTGGGCAAATTCCCTCCTGCTGACGACATTGCCTTCTTTATCTTTAAATTCCCGTGGGCATAACGGGACTTCTCTCTCTGCGGAGAAAGTGTCAACATGCTCAATTCCCAGCATTCCGTATGTTGACGACCACGCTTCTTCATGTTCCAACAACCGCTCCACCTCTAGCTGGTACCAAATTGGAATGTCCTGCGTCCTCTCTATGCACTCTCGTGCAGCGCTTGTTATGTCAGGCTTCCTTCTCACTAGTGGCGCCAGTTTCTTCCCTTCCCAGCCCTCTCTCCCCGCCAAAGTCTTGTGTCTCTCATCAGTGAGCCAGCCCACTTTGTCTAACACAGTGTGGGCAAAGGGTGACACAATTGGGCTGTTTGGAAACTGGGCCAATAAACTCATCAACCTGGCCGCGAGCAGTTCTTTCTTGTACCTATCTGACGTCTTAGCGTCTTTTTGCCTGCTCCACGGCAGCCGCGCCAATACGCGTCTGATATCTGGCTGAGGCACCCCATCAGAGTCCAACAAGAGTTGACAGAACTTCGCATCTCTGTAACTGTCATGCTCGTCGATCTTTAGGTAAAATCCTAACGCCTCCACCAAATTCCACTGCAACCCCGGTCTCTTCAGTATCAAGCCGTCGTCACCCTCAAAAACGGCCTTCATCTCGTCTACTGCCTTCCAGCCCCCCACCCGAAAATGGAGGAAAGCACACAATGCCAGATTTGAGATACCGTTGCTCACGCTCGTCCACATGTCCCCAGACAAGCGTTTGTTCCTCACCGTCATCTCACATCTGCCTAACGCACTTTTTACTTTCTTCGGGGACCCCAAGGACAATGTCATCATGGCCATCAAGTTGTTTTTATCTTTATGATGTTCGGCCATGTGATTGAAAAACTTTTGCTCACACTGTTCCTGAAATCTGTACGTGAAGGAACACTCAAAGTTTGAATAATCGGTGGCCAAATAAGGTCCAACTGTGTCTCCGAAGATCTTCTCCAATTTAGTTGCTCGCTCTTGAACGGTCATGCCTTTAACAAACCACTTGAAGGCATCCGTATTCGGGAGATGTTTCTCAACCGACTTGACAAAGGGACCATACACCACTTTAGTGGCATCAGTGGGGCCCATAATAAGGCGGACAAAAGTGTCCTGCCCATCGAGCGGCTTCATGTAAGGCTCATCCTTCGGAAAACAGTTGTACGTCAACAATTCTTCCTTGTTTATGCCACCTTTCTTCCTCAATGTTTCTCTGACCGTAACCAACTGTTCCTTGTACGCTCTCGAATAACTTGTGCTGCTCAACCACTGCTCAAACGACAACCACCCATCACTTGGTACTGGTGAAAAATATTTCTCCAAGAATCTGTCCATAAAAGTCCCAAAATCGCCAAAAACCCATGGATAGGGGTTTCCAGGCAATTGATTTGGGGGCCTAGCATACCGGTGCCATATGCTGTCTTTGAAGTACAATGGGTCTGACAGATCAGGCAACACGACAGCACGTCCTCCCAAATCTAGTCCCAATAACGAGCTACGAACACGGGTGCTGCTTTCGTGATCATCGACACGAGGCCCAACGATATCCCTACCCAAAGGCCGGCGGCATTCGCTGTCACTGCCCCCACCAATAGTACCAAGCAAGCTAATGCCGCAAGCCCCTTGGCTAAGTTGATGAGGGCCTTCCGAAAACCCTGCTCGACCAACGATCCGACCTCCACAGTGTGGTGCACCAAATAATCGCGTAAATACTCTCGTGTATGACTTGTCACGTCGTCAATACCTGTGCGACCAACGCCTGACCTCACTGCCTGATTGGCTCCTCTCACCATGGCCGTTGCCTGCGCCTCAGCGTTCACGACGCTGCTCACCACGGAAGGCTCTCGAATCTCCTTGAGCAGCGCCAAGTCGACCAGCGCCTGCCGATGAAAATCTTGCTCGACCTCAC